ACTAGGAAGCAGATGTGGGATGGAGTTTCCACCTACCTCAACGCTACCTCGGGCGCAGCCTTCACTCAACTCCTCGGAGGAGAGATCTAGGCTCCTACACCTTGATCAGGTGCAGGTGATCTGCGGACGTAAGACTATGGATCGACTAGCTTCAGGATTGGAGCAGCCGTGGGTGCGAAAACCAACGCACTTAGCCTTACGTCACTGTGGAGAGTGTTCGCCCAAGAATGGGCGGACAGATGCGGCACCAGCACCACTCTCGACTACAAAAAGCTCGAGAGGCGTGTCAAAGCGGAGGGTGAGTCGTTCTTCACGATCACCCTTCCTACCTTCGAGAAGAGCCTTACCAAGGCTCTGGAGGTAGGTTCCGTTGGTCCCGACTCTTTCGCTGGTTTCGACCGGCGACGGAGTGGTCTCCCTCGATTCCTCGGGGGTTTCCTGGACCAAATCTTTGACAACAAGGGTACTTTGCTCGACGTGCCTAGTGTTGATTGCATCTTTGCCATACGCTGCCTCACAGCAGTTTTTGGCAAGATGAAGCGTCTCTGCTCGGAAGAGCGGATCGCTTCCGCGATGCGACAGTACGTCGAGATAGAGCAGGAACTGGCAGAGTTTGACCTAAGTAGCCTCGAGGAATTCCTTCCCCGATTCCGAAAGGCGTCTACTCTGCTGTGGGCCGATGTGTTTAGTCATGTCGAGAACAGTGTTCTCGACACGCATCGGTTAGCGCATGACTGGTTAGCAGGTCTGGATGACGAGCCAAAAGCTCAGATTTGGGCCGAGCAAGCCACATCGCTAGTGAAACATGTGGACCCCTTGGATGTTCTCCTTGGGCTAAAGGGTAAGCTGGTGAGCTTACCACCACATGTCCCGAACTCGGTGACGTTTGATCACCGCTCGGGCCAGAGGCCCGGCCAGTTCGTCGATCGCGAGATCGTCGATCCAGCCAGTCGCTTCAGGTTCATTCCCAGGCACGGTCCCGGCGCCACCGCTGACGGACTCCGAGGAAACTCGAAGTATTCTGTCAGTAAGTGGAGTCGTAGGTTGGAGAGTGTGTTTCCGTACGGAGATTACGCTCTCCCCCCCGGTTGGTGGCATGACCACCAGTTGGACCGTGTCCAGTTCCTCGAGCCTGGGGCTGAGGTCCCTGTACAGGTGACCCCAGTCCCTAAGACGGACAAGACCGCCAGAATCATCGCTGAAGAGCCTACTGCTGTGCAGTATTGTCAGCAGGGAATCTTCCTGCAGTTTATTGACTGCATTGAGAACCCTGATGAAACGCGTCCACCCTACGGTGGTCAGCGTTGCAACTTCGGCGTTGATCTGATTGGACTTCAGGACCAGGAACCAAATCGGCTTCTGGCTCTCAAGGGCAGCCAAGACGGCAGCCTCGCTACGCTCGATCTGAGCGAAGCATCCGATCGTGTCTTGAACGAGCATGTACTACTCCTTTTCGAAAGGTTTCCGCGATTGTCTGCGGCGATCCAAGCGACGAGGAGTACGAAGGCTCGTGTTCCTGGCTATGAAGAAGATCTTCCTCTAGCCAAGTTCTCGTCTATGGGCTCTGCACTCTGCTTTCCGGTGGAGGCCATGGTGTTTACAACCATTGTGGTCCTCGCCATACAGGCAGAGTGGAAGGTACCTCTTGACCGCGCATTCTTATCAAGTCTGCGTGGCAAGGTGCGCGTCTACGGAGACGATATCATCGTTCCCGTTGATTGTGTGCAAAGAGTTATCGCGTATCTTGAGGCTTTTGGCCTCAAGGTGAACCGCGACAAGAGTTTCTGGAACGGCAAGTTCCGGGAATCTTGCGGAGGCGACTACTACGACGGCGAATGGGTAACCCCTGTCCGCCTTCGAAAGGAATTGCCTTCGAAACTCTCAGACGCTAATGAGTTAGTTGGGCTTGTTGCGTTTCGGAATCTCCTTTACTTAGAGGGGTTCTGGACCACAGCAGGTTATCTCGACGACCACCTCGACCGCTTTTTCAAGGGTCGCTGGAAAATCGTTGAGCCAACGTCTGTAGGCCTTGGAAGGACTAGTGTCTCGTTCAAACCAATGATCGAGTACCAGGACTCCAAGTTGCATCAGCCGATGATTCACGGCGTTGCTGTCCGTTACGAGATGCCTAAAAGCCATCTCGATAACTTCGGAGCTCTACAGAAGTTTCACCTCAAACGAGGTGTT